GTATCATCGCCTGAGAGTTGCAGAATATTAACAAAAGAAATAATAGTTTCTTCACAATTCTCCCTCAATTTCACAAAATTCAATAACAGGAAACTTTGTAATATCAACAATAGCACCATTACACTCAATGAATTTCTGGGGAAGATCGGTATTCATAATATCAACTGCTTTTTTAAGCATGATTTCCTCTATTTCACACTCATAGCTACAATTAAGATCACCAATTTGGTCTAACGAGTAGAACATGATACTAAATATCTTCATCATTTTCCTTCCTTGTATGTATATAAGTCTAATTATATGGCTTCTTCCTCATCTATTTTCATTAATGATCGATTCCTGCTTAAATAATCTATCATCCGAATGGGCTACAATACTATTATTTTCTTTAAATTCTACAGTTACTTTACCAAAATATTTCTGAATAAATCCTACAAGTTCTTGGTTGCAACTAAACAACCGAATGGTTGCAGCATGTTTAGGATTATATACAATGAGAAGATGTTTTTTAACCCTATCAAACGTTTTTATGCTAACAAGTGAAAGCATACGTTCAAATGGTTGTACCCCTTGTTGGGCATCCTCTAATACATGACTCCATTGCTCGCAACAATATTTAAATTCAACCCAGAGATCAATCTCCATAAACTTATAATAATTTTACAATCAATTTAGAGTCATCAAACAATTCACATAATTTGTTGAGTACTAAATTTTTTGACAAAAGATCGACAATACCATCCCTAAAGAATATTTCTGATTGGTCAAGTTCTAGTGTTAGACAATGATTTTCAATATCGTAATTCTTGAAAATAACCATCTGCAGCACCGATACCTTTACAGGGTCCCCTGTCGATTTATCAACAAAATCAATTAGTTTATGTAACTTGTCAATGTAAACAGCTGTTTCAATAGGGTCACTTTTGTAGTCGGCTGTTAGATCAATATTGAAATATTCAAACATCTTTAACAACAATTTATTCACGGGGTAACCACTCCTTACTGTCGCACCTTGAACAATACGCTTTAACGATCCATTTTCTTGATCTTTAGCAATCTCATAATTTAAATCTTTTAAAAAATGACTCTCCATTAAATAGAGATGATCCATCTTTTTAAGGTTGTTAATATCATACGGCACAAAATATTTTTTAGATTTTTTCAGTATCAATAAGTTGTTAGATCGTAAAACAACTGTGCCACAATCATCGAGCTGTAAAGATCTGAACCAATAGACACCTGTTATGATTGCTACATGAATGGCATAATGGTTACTTTTGAATCCTATATGAGTCACATATGAAAGTAATACTTTGTTTTCCCTGTGATCATATATTTCGATTCCTATAGCAGATTCTCCAGGATTAGAAGAGGCACAGCCACATGTATTTATCGTGTATAAATGCATTCTCTTCCTATTTTTTAGATTTTGTATCTTTAATATAATCTTCTAAGAATTTGTATATAGATGGGAGTAATAAACTTGATATAGACGTATTGTTTTTTTGAGCGATTGCTCTAATTAAAAGATATTCATAGTTTTCTACTGAAACATGTAACCGTATTAAACCATTACGGGGTTTTTGCAGCTTTTTCATCATACTTCTTTCTTTTTGAGACCCTTTGATATTAGACTCTCTAGTAGCGTAACAACAGATTCGCTTACTGTAAATGACGCAATTGGCCTCGTCGACCACAGGGCGCAAATTGGAGAGAATTCGCCCATCTTGCAAAATATATACATTCATAGTAATGAGGTATTACCATGGCCTACATAACCACGGATACTTTAAGTGCACCAGTACAACAGAGTTTTGACTCTAAAATTCTCAGTACTCCTACTGCTAACCAAATTCACAATTTAGCAGCAATGCCCAAAAGAATGCCATCAAAAGGTGGCAAAATCCTTCGCATGAGACGATATAACCAATTGCAGCCAGCTCTTGTACCATTGGGTAATAGTGGATTAACACCACCACCACAGATGGCTACAGCAGTTGATATTGATGCTGAAATTAGTTTCTATGGAACCTATTTACAGATCAACGAGCAATGTACATTACAAGCGCAAGATAAACCGCTTAATGAACTCGCAATAAGATTGGGAGTATCGTTAAGGATTACCGAGGATTTGTTAACTCGTAATATGCTGCAAGCGACTGCCTCACAGATTAACTGTACTGGTGGCGTGAACGGTGATAATCCTACAGAATTAACGGCAAGTGATGTCGGTAATGTAGTTAAAACTTTGCTCACAAATGATGCTAAGACAATTCTCGAAAACGTCGATGCCACGGATAAATTTGGAACAGGCCCGATACGCAATTCTTTCATGGCCTTTTGCCACACTGATCTTACTGAGGATATTAACAACGTTGCTAAATTTAAACACGTTAATGAATATCCATCGCAGCATAATATCGGCAAAGCAGAGTGGGGCAGTGTTCAGAATTTAAGATTTTGGATATCAAGCCAAGGTGCTAAGGTCACAAATTCATCATTCTTAGGTGCAACAGTTTATTCGATTTTTGTAACAGGTATGGAATCATATGCATATATTATGCAAGATGGCATGTCTGCAACATTCATCTATAGACCTGCAATTTTTGACTCAGCTTTAGCGATGAATGCTTCAGTTGGATACAAATTTGGTGCCTGTCCAAAAATTTTGAATGACCTTTGGCTCTTCAGATTAAATACTACATTAGCTTAAAAGGAGATAATATGGACGGAACTATAATTTTACAAGGTTCTTTTGTATCTGATGGTAATGCTAAATATATACCAATTAGATCTGATGTAGATTGGATGAGAGTTGTAAACTATACAAATAGCATAGGGGTTGTTAATGCTTCTGGAACTTCGTTCTACTGGCAGCGTGGAATGGCGACAGGTCGTGGATTAGTCCATCCTCATATCGGCGGAGACGCGACAATTGGTGTTGCTGAAATTGCAGCAAATAATGGTTTTACACTTTACGATACCTCGGTTAATACTCCTGGTGCACAGATAGTAACTACTGGAACTACTTCAGTACCTGCCCCAGTCGTTTCTACCGCTAATACTGCCGGTCTCGTAGCATTCCAATCAATTGTTAGGCTAGATAGCATTGCAGCAGCTCCAACATTGTGCGGTATTGATTTCTCTCCAGTTGCTATTGTTGCTGGTGTAAGGTTTACTCTTCCTACATTAGCTAGTACGGTCGCTCTTGGCGGTGCTGGTCATTATAGAGTAATTCCCTACAACCCTCTATTTTATCCACGCAATAGAACAGTATGTAATGTAACACGAGCAGCTAATGCTGTAGTGACTACTACTATTCCTCATGGATTAACGGTAGGGCAACAGGTACGTTTCAGTGTCCCTGTATATAGTGGCCTAGGTATGGTGGAACTCGACAACGTTCTTGCAACTGTATTAACAGTAGATGCACCGAACAATCTGTCATTTACTATCGATATCAATACAACAGCATATACAGCCTTTGCTTGGCCTCTTGCTGGTTCTGCTCCTTGTCAGTTCCCACAGATGGTGCCAGTCGGCATAGCTGCACAGCATCCATATGAAAATATCTTGACTGATGCAACCAGGAATACTGGTGCAATCGGAATGATTCTTGGTGCTGGTAATGATGCCGCAACACGCTTGTTGGCTCCAGCAGGAACAAACAATGATGTTATTTATTGGGTTGCTGGTAAATCCTGGAATATGTAATTAATTCGTAGTAATAAAGTGCAGGGGGGCGCACGATTCCCCCCTATTCTTAAAAAAGGAATATAATGGAAAATTTAGAAACAACAGAAGTAAAAAAGAATTCTCATAGGCTAGAGAGACCAGAAAACAAACTTAAATATCAACGCGACAAAGACCGTGAGATTGTTAAAGGTATGTTTAAATATTATGAAGTTGATGGAGGAGTCCTCAATTTCTGCTTTAAAGCATATAAAGAAGATCCTGTAGAACAGTTTAGTCTTGAAGATGGTAAAGTTTACTCCATTCCTTTAGGCGTTGCTAAGCATCTGAATAAGAGTGGTTTTTACCCTCAATATGCATTTTTACCAGGTGATAGAGAGATGATCGGTGCTTATTCTCCTGATGGACAAACTATGCAGGTAATTAAGAAAATTAGACGATATGCTTTCCATTCTCTTGAATTCGTTGATATTGAAGGACTTGAAGAATCATCAGGTATTGTCGAAGTAGTTAAAGCTTCGTATTAAGGATATCATGCCACTACTTACCGAACAATACCCGATATTCCAACCTGCTATGAGAGAAATAACCGCAATAACTAATGCATTTCCCGCTGTTTTGACAACAGCATTTGATCATAACTACTTAACAGGTCTTGTAGTACGTTTATATATACCATTAAATTGTGGAATGATCCAAATTGATCATTTTAAGAGTTCTATAACACGCATCGATGCAACAAGATTTTCAGTTGATATCGATACAACACGTTTTGATATATTTAACGTGCCAGCAGATACAACGCAATGGCCTCAAGTTGTACCAATTGGGGAAGTTAACTCTCAGCTAGATCAAGCAACAAGAAACGTGTTACCAGATAATATTTTGCCTTGAAAAAGGGGTAATAATGCCAGCTTTAACCACATTATCACAGATTTATACAAAGGTACGTAGACTCGTACGTGCTCCATCTACCATGCAACTTTCAAACAGTGATATTAATGACTATATCAATACATTCATATTATACGATTTGCCAGAGTCTTTAAGATTATTCAATCTACGCAAGACATTTACGTTTTATACAACACCATACGTCGATACATACCCGTTAAACCTTGCCGATGAGACAATTAATACAAACAACCAGTTCTACAACTTTAAAAACAAATATATCAGTATTCATGAGCCACTTTTTGTTGCGGGTCAACGTAAGGTTTATACACAGTCACGGGAACAACTGTATGGCATATATCCACAAGTACAAGCAATATCTGCTCTTAATACTATTGGCGATGGTGTCACTACAGCTTTTACAGGATATTTACCATCAAATACAGGTTATTTACCAACTAATGTAGCCGCACCAACTACTATTACTCTGCGTAAAACTGTTTTGTTTAACTCAATTGATTCAAGTAATAATGGTATTGCTATGCATGATGTACCTTTGTTAACAGGTAATCATGGTGCGCCAGCGGTTAATAACTTTCCTGGATTCGGTGAACTTGTCGCAATTAATAGTGCTCCAACAGGATTATTTAATGCTAACAACTATGTTAACTATATTACCGGGCAATATGTTGTTACATTTCCTGTAGCACCTGCTGCAACACAACAAATATTTTCTCAATGTGTACCTACAGTAGTTTCTATACCTCAATTAATGCTCAATTTTGACGATACGCTCACCTTGAGACCTGTTCCCGACAAAGTATATTCGGTTAACTTTGAAGTCTATACGCAACCAACTGAGATGCTTCTTAATACTCAAGAACCAGAGTTACGACAGTGGTCTCAATATATAGCGTATGGTGCAAGTAGGAAGATCTTTCAAGATAGAATGGATATGGAATCATTAGCGATGATAGAACCAGAATTTAGAGCGCAAGAACGATTTGTATTACGAAGAACTATTGTACAGTTAACGAATCAAAGAACACCTACAATATATTCAGAATCTAATGGATGGCCATCAGGATGGTTTTCTAGTGGTGGTCAATAATAAAGGAATAATATGCCATATAATAATGCTATACCTGCGGCAACAGATAGAATCAGCGCATCACAACCGCAAATACTAGCTAATTTTCAAGCAATACAAATTGCACTTGGTGCTAACCATGTAACATTTAATGGTCTCGCAGCAAATATAGGGAAACACAATGCTGTAACATTTCCAGTTCAAGCAGCAATACCAGCATCAGTAGTTGGTGAGTTTGTTATCTATAATAAAGTTCCAGCAGCTCCATATCCTCTTTCAGGTTTAAGCGAATTATTTATAAAACGTAATGGTGGTGTATCTCCATATACTGCACCATTGTCTATGAAGACTTTTACTGCTGGTGCAAATTCATATTGTTATCTTGCTTGTGGTCTTTTAATGAAATTTGGAACTGGTTTAACAAATGACGTAGGTTATCAATTAATCAATCTTAATACTATTGCACAGAACTATACTGCAGTTCCATTTATATTCCTTACTCCTAAAGAATATCAGCCAGGTAATAATTATAGAGCAGTTCAATTAAGGGCTTCCGATATTAATCAATTTGAAGTTGATACGCTTAACTTTCTTGGTGTTGGAGCTGTAGCTAATTACAATTGGATTGCAATAGGAACATATTAAGGATAAACCATGGCACAAAATAGATTTCTCATAGCGCCAATGACTGAAGGTCGACAGTCAGATGTTAAACCGTTTCTAATTCCAGATGAAGCATATGCAGAACTTAACAACGTTTACAATTTCCGAGGCCGTTTAAGAAAACGTTTTGGTGCTCGTCCTTTAAATACTTCTATAGCATTAGAGTATCAACAACTGTATACACGTTTAAGACATGCCTTGCCTGGTGGTGCTAATGTTGGTATAACAACTGCTGGTGGTAATGCTGCAGGTATTATACCTGGTGCAGGTGCTGGAGGCGCAGAAAGTCAAATATTCTCGATAGGTAACCAGATATTTACTATTTATGATATTGTTACCCCTGGTGCTGTTCCTATGTTAGCTACTGGTGGCGCAGGTACATTCAATATTGCAACAGGTGCATATGCATTTGTTGGATGTACTCCAGCAACACAAATATATTGGTACCCTTCATTACCTGTCATGGGGTTCTGTACCTATGAAACAGGGGCAGTAAACAATAATCCCGTAATAGCTTTTGATCAGAAATACGCTTATTTACACTCTGCTGGTGGTTGGAATCGACTTGGTGCAGGTATCTGGACAAGTACTGATCTTCAGTTTTTTTGGGGCGCTAACTGGCAAAGTAATGATTCAGCGGATAATTTATTATACGTTACTAATAATAATACAACTGACCATGTTAAATATTGGACTGGTGTTGCATGGGTTGATTTACGGCCGAGAACACGCGCAACACTGCCAGCAACAGATTATTTCATTGAGACTGCACGCCTTGTCATTACCTTTAAAGATCGACTCTTAATGTTGAATACAACAGAGACTGAAGGTGCAGCAGGTGCATTTTTTGTTCATGTTAATAGAGTTAGATGGTGTCAAAATGCTTCACCAGTTCAAGATGATGCATGGCGTGAAGACATACCTGGTAAGGGGGGTTGGAGAGATGCGCCTACAAGGCAATCTATTATAACAGCATCTATCCTTAAAGATCGATTAATAGTCTATTTTAGTTCAAGTACATGGGAACTTGTCTATATGGGCAACGAAGTTGACCCTTTCAGATGGTACCAGCTCAATAATGAGTTTGGCTCTGAGGCTACATTCTCACAAATATCCTTTGATAAAGTAATACTTGGTATCGGTAACGTGGGTATTCAAGCCTGTAATGGTGCTCAAGTTGAACGTATCGATGAAAAGAATCCACAAGATGTCTTTGATATTCATGCAAATAATGATGGTACACAACGTATACATGGTGTCAGAGATTTTTACACTGAAATGGTCTATTGGTCCATTGTATATCCAACATATCTACAAAGACCTACGTATAAGTTTCCCAACAGGATACTCGTATATAACTACAAATCTAATACATGGTCATACAATGATGATTCTATTACTGCATTCGGTTACTATGAAAAACAAGATGCTCGTACATGGGCTAATATGGATCAAACATGGGCAGATACAACTGATATATGGGACTCTGGACAGTTAGCGAACAATCCCAAACTCATTATTGCTGGCAATCAAGAAGGGTTTACCTTTATCGTAGATCAAGAGAATCCAAGAAACTCGATTGGGCTATCTATAACTAATATCGATAATACCAATAATGTAATAACTGTTATAAATCATAATTTAAGAGAGCAGGAGTTTATTCTCATAGAGAATTGTCAGGGACTTACTAATTTCAACAATCGTATATTTAGATTTACTGTTATTGATGATAATCACATAGGAATAATAGCTGAATTAAATGTAACTATTTATACTGGCGGCGGTACAATTACGCGTGTTTCACAAATAGATATTCTCACTAAACAGTACAACTTCTTCCTAAAAGAAGCACGTAATGCCTTTATTAATAAAGTTGATTTTCTTGTTGATAGAGATGCCGGTCAGGTAACTGTAGAATGTTTTCCTTCGTATAGTAATATACCTTTAGTAGAAGATGGTATTGCATCTAATGTTCTGATTGGAACAAGTATATTAGAACTTACACCCTACAGAGACAATGAGAGTCAAAATATTGGTACAACAACTATTGCTGGTCTTTTTGCCAGAATTGTTCCTGGTGGTTATTATGCAGTTGGGCAACAGTTTTTAGTAGAATCTACTATTGGCAGTGCATTGTTTACAGTTATATCAAGTGACCCTGGTCCGCAACCAATGGCTGCTACTGTTGGTAATGGATCATTCGATTTTACAACAGGAATTGTTGCAATTGTTACTAATGTAGCTTTTGCTCAGAAAACAGTCTCTTTCTTTCCATATACACCTAATCCTGTTGAACAATCACAGTCTCAGTATTGGCATCCAGTATACTTCCAAGCAGAAGGAGAAGCAGTACAACTACGTATTACATTAAGTACTCAACAAATGTTGACATATCATAATGCATTATCAGACTTCACTCTTAATGCTATGGCAATTTATGCTATGCCAACCGCGTCTAGATTCCAATAGTTAGGTCTTGATGTACTCTAACGTAACGAATGTATAATTATATGCTGATGCGTTAAAATTCGTTGTCAAATAGATATTGGTACCATCGGCATACAATTGTATGATTTCTACAAGATTTGCTGTTATGTAAGGAATTGGTACGTACTTGTGGGGAACTAATTGGGTTGCTGCACCATAGATACGCGTCATTTTGTACGTATTAGATGTAAAATCTATGCCATGAGCTAAATTGTCTATCCCACTATTAGGTAAAGTCCTGGGCCATGGAAATGTTTTCCTAAATACTTGCCGTCGCGTTGGTTTTTGTGGTGTTGTTGATGTTAATGTTGTATCAGGAAAATATGTTTGCCCACATGAAAACTCTGTTTGTGGGTACATTCCTGTGTCTTTAAGGTTGATTGCTTCACTTACTTTGCTCATTGTTTTTCTAAGATCAACAAGAAATTCTTTAAACTGTTGGCTATTTATATCCATCTGATAAATAGTTTGTATGTCGAACACACTTGTAGTCTCTAGAAACAATCCTGGTTCGTTGTGTTGTCCATATGTGGCCATATTAATCTTTCTTTTTATGGGAGGGGAGTAGTACTCTATTAAAGATATATTAACATAGAAAAGAGAGGCGAATAATGGCAAATCAAGTATACCAATCCAATATGCAACCCTATGGTCAAAATAACGATAGTTACTTGTGGGGCAGTCCTGAACGTGTTGAACAGTTACAAAATTATAGTCCTAATCAAAATAATGCTATGGATCAAGCATTGCAACAGGGCCTTCAAGGTTCAATGAATAACTTTGATTTTGCACCTATTGAAGAACAAGCTCGTACAGGATTCGCACAAAAGACTATACCTGGCATAGCAGAACGATTCTCAAGTCTTGGTAGTGGTGGACAACGTAGTTCAGCCTTTTTTCAATCATTAGGTCAAGCTGGTGCAGGACTTGATGAAAGTCTTGCAAGTATGAAAAAGAATTACAATCTTCAAATGATGCCTATGATGCAAAACCTGATGAATATGGGCCTTAATAGGCGTTATGAGAATGCTATGCATGCACGTGTACCAGGTATGGTGGAAACTGGCCTATCTTCATTACTTGGTGGTCTTAGTAGTGGCCTTGGTCTTGCTGCAACTGGCGGCATGGGGCATATGATGGGTATGTTTGGCAATTCCAATACTGCAGGACAACAATTTGGTAGTCCAATGCAACAATACGGCAACCCAATGCAACAATACGGCAACCAAATGCAAGGTTTAAATAGAAGTAACTATCAAGTTGGTTTAAACGGCGGTTTCCGCGGATAAGGTGATAATATGGCAATAGTATTCCCAAAGACGATGGGTGCAGGAGAACGGCTCGGTGGAGCGATTGGCGGCGGGTTAGGTCGTGGTATGGAATCAGGTTTTCAGGCATTAGCTAATTTAAAAATGAATCAGTATACACAAAAACAACAGATGAAGATGCAACAACAACAAATGCAATATACACAACAACAACAACAACAAAGGAACTATCAAGCGTTGTCATCAATGTTGCCAAATATGTCTAATGAGCAGCGTCTATCACTATCAAACGCAGATCCTGCGCTGTTAAGTAAGTATGTAACACAACAACTACAGTCTCAAGGTAATGAACCAATAGCACGAATATTTGCCTCTATGGTTAATGGCAACCAGAATCAACAAGGACAACCTCAACAAGTTGGACAACAACTTCAAGATGAACAACTTCAAGGTCAACAACCTCAACAAATTGGGCAACAACTTCAAGATGAACAACTTCAAGGTCAACAACCTCAACAAATTGGGCAACAATTTCAAGCCAATAGCGGTAATCCTCAAGTATCAGCCGATGAGCTAAAGAATTTATCGAGCAATAGATTGATGCAGACAGGTCAGACGTTAATCAAAAATAAACAATTTAACGAAAACCTTGCATTCAAAAAGAGCGAATCTCAAGAAAAGCGTAGCGAGTTTCAAGAAAAAGGGTATCGTCAGGATCAACTGGCCTTGCAACCATTCCTTAAAGAAGATAGAGAGAAATTCCAAGGAATAAAGAAAGAAAAAGAGATAGCATCCGAAATGCTCGATATAGCAAACAACTACAAAGGTGAGTTCCCCGGACTAATTATGGGAAATGTTCCAGAACCTTTGAAAAAAATGTGGGTTAATAATCCTAAAGTTCGTCGTTTCATGCAACTTCAAGCTGAATTAGTACGGAAATCTGCCGAAAAAGGTGGTGGGCGAGCCTCTAAACATCTTTATCAGTTGGCTGAATCAGGCAAAACTGGTATTGGGCAACCTATTGAGACTATTCAAGAATCCTTACAGAACTATATTAATGAGTATGGAAAATCTAAAGACAGAGAGAGGTTTAAGGTCTCATTGCGCGATAAGAAAACTGGTAGGTATCCGACTGATTTACCTGAACGTCTAGTTGAATATGATATGGCGGAAGAAGAACCTTTGAATTATCCAAAATATTACACTGAAAATACCATCTATGAAGATGAGAATGGAAAACGCTCTGTATTAAAGAATGGTACATGGAAGGATATGTAATGGGACGAATAGTAAGCGGCGGTCTTATTGGTTCACAATCTAAGCAAAATATTACCCCTCAACATACTAGTAATAAATCAAAAGGCTTTGAACCGTACCTAGGACCTTTGACTGAAGAACAAGAATCGACCCCACAATACATAGCTCGCAACGTAGCAAAGACTCCTGCATCTCTTTATGAAATGGGTCGTTCTTTAGGTGGTTTAGGCAACCTAGTTGAATTAGGCGCCCGTAAACTTGGTGCACCAGAGTCAGTTAAAAATTTGTTAGGGCATATAATTCCAACATCACAACAAGCACATGAAGAAGCAGCATCTATATTGCCTCAATATATGACTGAGAACAAGCAGGGCGATGAGCTACCACAATTTGCAGCTAAAGAGTTAGCCTTAGCCGCAGCGACTGGTGGTCTTGGTAGACCATTAGCATTTCTAGCATCATCGCTTGGTGGTCTTGCTGGTGGTTATATTGGTAGTGAAGTAGGCGGCGCTATTGGTAAAAGAGTTGGTGACGAAGAAGTAGGTAGAGCAATTGGAGGCCTCGGAGGTGGTTTTGCAGGTTCTACAGGCACTCAAATAGGAGTTAAAAAGTTACGTCCATCAAAAGCATTGCCAGAAATGTTCAATCGCGATAAAGCACAGCGTATCAATTCTGCTACCGATGAAATGAGAGCGTATGATACTCGCATCAAAGATGTTAAGCAACAACAGCATGAATCATACAAAAAAGCACAAGAAACTATTCCACATTCTCAAAAAAGTGATGCTACTGGATTATATAACAAATTAAAAGACATAAGTAATAATATTAGTTCTGGACTAACACAGCCTGAAAAATCATCTATTATGGAGCGTGTTAAATCTGTTGCAGGTGACATCAAAAATAAGAAATTAACTATTGGTCAAGCGAAAGAAGCGCGTAAAAATATTAACGAAGCAGTATATACAAGACATATCCCTTCTGGTGTTAAAAATAAACTTAAAGAGGTCACGGGAGCACTTGATGAATTCATTGAAACATTTGGCCCCGAACATTATGAACATTTTAAGCGTGGTGAAACATCGACAATAGAACTTAAACAGATGCAGAAACAACGCAATGAATTTATACAACAAAAAAAGAGTCAGATTCGTAATATTAATAAGGAATCTCTCGATGATATAACTGATCCTATTAGAAGTTCTATAAAAGATGGAAACAAGCCACTTTACAATGACATCATTAAATCTCCTGTTAAACAGAAAGAAGTTGCATCAAATATAGAAAAAGCATTAGGATTCGCGAAGGATAAATTTGGTGTTGTCTCGGCAGGTATTATACTTGGTGCATTAGGACTTGATAAAAGATTAGCAGTCCTAGCGTCAGGATCAGGAATTATATTGCAAAATCTTCATAAAGAAGTTTCTCTTGCTCGAAATATTGCTAAGAAATACCCACAATTATTTAAGGAATATACTCCACAACTAATAAAGGCAGCCCAGCAAGGTGTAGCACAGACAGCAAACGTAATAACAACTTTAGGCACAAAAGTTGAACAAGCAGCAACTGAACCTTCTAGGCAACAACCTACAAAACAATCTACAAAACAAACAAAAGGTAGAATTATCAAAGGTGGTTTACGATAATACCCAAGCGATAAACATACAAATGATCAAGTGTTCTATTACCCACATAAATTCTCCATAAATGTTACTGGTATCTTTAAAATTAAACTAGTTCGACCTACTTCAAACATGGGACTACAAATTCGAGTCCCATTATTTACAGCAGTGTTTAAACGCCTATCTTATTCAGATAGCATATATGTCATAATAACAACCCCTCAAATATAATTTTTGTCCTTTAACATCTTCCCCGTAAGGGCCTCAATCACATACTGCCGCATTGAGATGCGTCTCTCAATAGCATGTTTTTTTACTTCGATAAGGAACTGTCTCTCTACTTTTATGCGGAGGAAAGTACTGTCTTTAACCGTAGATTTCAATTCTTCACGTTTCACAAATACTCCTACTTTTGGTATAAATAGTATAAACGGTATAAATATACTACAAAATGGTAACATTTAAGTAAAGCTTTTTTTTTAAACTGGATTCATGCTTTACTATATATAGAAGTAGACAATGTTAGGAAATGTATGAAAATGTTGTTACTTTTGTCGTGTCTTTTTTGTATATATCATTCTGTTCAATCTTGTGGACTAATGGTATGGGGAAACAGTGCCTCGTCCGATCTCGTTAGTGCTAGCGCATCTTTTAGTAATAATTTTAACTACTGGCAAACGTTTCACAGTTTTAATATCAATTACAATGATCTGTTCATATTGTTGACCACGGATTGCATTTTCCACATTTTATTCATTGGCATAATAGTTTACTTAATATATTATTCACGTTTTTAAAAAGGAGACGTAATGGAACTTAAATCAACAGTTATATTAGAAGTTAAACGAGGTGAATTTGTTTTTAGAATGGAATTACCTGTTGGAGCTCCCTTGGGCGATACCTATGAGGCTGGTTGGGACTTTTTGAAAAAGATTAATGATTTAATGACTGATGCCATTGAAAAAGCTAAGCCACAAACCAATAAAGAAATTTCTGGCGAGCGAGATGAGTAATCTTACACGAGCACGTGCTATTGAGTTATTATTCTATGATCCCAATGATCTCGACCCAGTAGTTTGGCATGTTGTAACTGATAGTCTCGAAGAATCATGTTTTCTTGTACGGTTTACTAATAGTAGCGATTCGATTATTTATCTATCATACGATAAGGGTGTAACAACTCATGATGTATCAATTCCAGATTCTGTAGTCGAAATTCAATTTCAGAGCAATGCTCCATATTCTGGCAGATCTAACAGTATTGCTAAAGGTACTTCCATATATGTACGTGGAAGACCTGATGATGGAATATTTTGTATATCAGGGTATACATATGTGGAATAACAATGCAAATCAAAAATAGAGCACGCGCTTTGCCTACATGTATACTTGATGGGGCCCTCTTTCCCATTAATCCAATGGTCTATTGCCCACCATTAACAGCACCGATATTTAGGCTTTCGATTTATAATAACCTAAAATTTGGCGCTGCATATTTATACATAGATGGAAACGCGGCTGATGTTATATTTTCTGAAATGCCATTACATATCGATACTCAGAAATTTAACTCATATAGCGAGAGAACTACATTATTCCCCAAAGGTACCATTTTTAGTATTGATAATGAAGAAGATTTTAACGCTGGTTCAGTAATTTTAGTAGGTTATACCTATTACTGGGAGGTCTAATGGGCATACAAACTTCTATACGTTTAGAAATAGCCCCCGCAGCAAGTAAATTATGGAATGCCATTGTCGTAGGTTATACCACTTTGGGTAATCCTATTAGCAACCGAGCACGCATGATTCTTTTGCAGAATTTTACGAATGGTGATTTGTGGATATCAAAAAATGGTGTAGATGATCATATTCCCTTAGGTTCACGATCATTCATGTTACTTGATATCATGTCAAATCAATCGGCACAAGGCATGTCCTTTTATGTTTCAAAAGGAACACAATTCTATGTCAAATGGCTTGAAGCTGCTGGTCCCGCTTCTGGTAGTGTTTACATGACATATTTCTACGGTTCGGAGGAATGATATGTCACAATCAGGTTCTTTATTTGTAACACCTCCAGTTGGAGCCGGCGTCCAGTATTTAGGCGATGGAACTCTTGATAATAACGTAGGACCAGATCTTGGTGGTCTTATATCTATTCTCGGCACTGCAGGCGATGTTATTGTAGCATACAATACACATGCAAACGCTGTAACATTAAGCACAGTCGGGAATGCTGCAAGCTTTGATGCGGATGTGGGGGCTGCTGTACCTGTTGCTGGTGTACTTAAGGTTTTTGGCACTGCCAATAAGGTTACTACAGCAGCTGAAGATGATAAGGTAACTATATCATTGCCCAATAATGTCACTATTCCAGGCGACTTTCAGGCCGCTAATGTTGTTTCATCGGGTGCTATTAATTGCGCAACAGTAGTAACAACAGGAATAGTTACAGTTGGAGGTAATATCAGCATCACAGGGAATATGAGTGGAGTTGCCAATATTGTTTGTTCTGGAATAATATCAACGACTAGTACAATTGGAGGATTTGTATCATATGCAGCGCTAGAACATTTCGCCTATTATACTACCTATGGCGATATAGCAACTGTCCATGGCAATTTAGGAACTGTTCATGGTAGAGTTTCTGGCAAAACTTTGATTGTTGAGACTACTGCAACTATCAGTTCACTTAATGTACCAGGCATACTATCTAATACAAATGCTGGTCTCATACAATCATCAGCTGGTGCTAATGGACAAGTACTTATTGGTGGCGGCGCAGCTCCCGCTTGGCGTAATCTTACAGCTGGCAATGGAATAGTTGTAGGTAATCTAGCTAATTCAATAACAATAGGTCTTAATAATAATATTGTTCTACCAGGTACTTTTGGGGCATCGTCAGTTACCTCCGATAATTTAATGACTGCAAGCAATGGCTTAACAGTTAGCAGTGGCAATGTTACTATCACTACTGGTAATGTTGATGTAAGTGGTGGCACCATGGCAGTTAGAGGCTCTATTTCGAGTACACATGCTGGAATATCGGCTGCTGGAACGATAGTTTCTAATAATTTAGAGACAGGATTTAGATCATATTCCCAAATTGGTCATTTAGCTTTTTTCACTGAAAATGGTGATATATCCGCTTTTAATGGTAATATCGTCGCATCAGGCGGGACTATTATTGGTAGCCATTTAAATGTAACTTTCAATGCAACTATAGACTCGCTTAATGTACCAGGCATATTATCTAATACAAATACTGGTCTCATACAATCATCAGCTGGTACTAATGGACAAGTACTTATTGGTGGCGGCGCAGCTCCCGCTTGGCGTAATATTACAGCTGGTACGGGAATATCAATAACTAATGCAGCTAACTCAATAACGATTACTAATTCAGGTGTAGGTGGCGTTAAGGCAGCATTTTTTGCACAACTAAATGCACCAAAAGTTAATATTTCTGGCGATGGCTCAACATATTTATTCAAGGGACCAGATCTTACTGAATCATATGATACAACAAATTCATTTAGCCATAATACTAATCCGGCACGATTTGTTGCTCCAGTTAATGGGATATATCAATTTACGTTGTCTGTTTCACCTTCAGCAGGGTCACAATTTTTTCATTACACAAATACTCTCAATATATATGCACCTGGAAGAACTTATATATTGACTCGTACGCCGATAATTACACGTGATATGCAAGGAACACAGGGTGATATATCCCAACTAACAACTAATATACAACTAACGATTGGTCAACAAGTATCCTTTGGCTTTGAATCTCAATCTGGTACGGGTGTAAAAAATTGTTCTTTAGTAGCGTATGACACTTATATCACAGGTTTTCAAATCTCATAATTCTTAAAAAGGAGAATTAGAAATGTCTAAAAATGTAAACAATTTATCCTCTTATGGACAAAACCAACCACTTATTGGTGTTTTTGATCCGCCGATAGCATCAAAACGCAATCCGACTGGTAACGATAAAGCATCCATCGGGCGTGTTTGGGTTAACAAACTAACAAATACTATTTATATCCTGTCTAGTTTTGCAGGAGGTCAAGCAGTCTGGACAGCGGTCGATAATTCAGGTGCAACAGGTATAACGTGGTCGCGTGAAGCAGGTGCGGCAGTCGCTATGACTAATAATCATGGTTATGTGAATACTAATGCCGGACTCACTACTTTTACATTACCTGCAGTTTCACCCCTAGGGTCGGTAATTAAGATAATCGGTGAAGGCGCTGGAGGATGGCGAATCAATGCCCAAGCAGGTCAAAACTTTAGATTTGGTCAAGTTCCAGGTGTGGCAGGTGGAAGCATAAGAATCCCTATCAACCATACATATGCGTCTATTTCATTGATTACGTCTGTAGCAAATACAACATTTGAAGTAGTTTTAACTAATGACAATATAAACGTTACTTAAAAAAGAGAGTTTTAAAGGAGAAAAATATGCCTTTTAATAATATGAATAACAATTATCAAGCGTCACGTTATATCGTTGATATTGATGGGACTACACCATTTGCTACAATTCAGTCGGCGATTGACCAGACTGTTACAGATGGTATTACAAGTGCTACAGTAATGATACGTCCAGGAACATATGATGAAGCATTAGTGCTAGTAGCAGGAATTAACCTGCAAGGATCAGAGGGTGAGGTATATATAAGAGGTATACATACACCACCAGCTACTGGTTCTATCATGTTTTCAGGACTTAATCTTACGACTACTGCAGATATTTTGTTTGATGCTGCTGCTGGTACATGTAATATTAAGTTTTATGACTGTACATTCTATGCAGTTGGTGGAACGTATGACTTTGTTGGTCAAATATGTGATCTTGCATTATGGACCGGCGATATAACCATTGAATCATGTAATGAAACAACAGGATGTACTAACTCAATTATATTTAATAATGGTAGTTCAGCTGTTGATATTATTGATTGTCCAGGAATTGGTTCTGGAGCTGTTTCAGCAACATTAACAGGTATTACCCGTATCATTAATTCCAGGATTAACTGTCCTCTAGGTTTTGTTGATGGCGATGTACAAATCGAGAATTCAACTATATCCGACATTATCACTATTACCGACCCTGCTGTAACTCATATTTACAACTCATATCTAACTCATGCTACAGCATGTATTGATTACAATTCAACAGGCGTTCTTGATATCGGCAACACTGTTATCGATGTAGTAGGCAGTCCAGTCATAACTGGTACTGGAACAGCCCTTGAGATTGGTGAAGTCACCTTCATGAACGATTCAGTCATTGCAGGTACATTAACACAAACATTGGTAAGTGGTTGCTTCGCTAGTAACTTTCAAACATATGGTGTAGTTCGTCTTCCTGAAACCTCAGTCGGTGCGGATAATGGCGTTATATATATCGAAACAGAGCCATATTTACATTCTATGGGCACTGAGAACACTTTCGTCGGTGAACGCGCTGGTAATTTTACACTGACTACTGCAACTTCTATAGACTCAGTCGGTATCGGTACCGAATCTTTGAACGATATAACCTCAGCTGCGTACTCTACTGCCGTTGGTGCCTACTCTCTTGACAACCTTACAACTGGAGATAAGAATCTAGCGCTAGGATTTCAAGCAGGAACAACGATAACAACTGGTACAAGCAATGTACTTATTGCAAATCCCGGATCAGCTGCAGCCGAATCTAACGTAATACGTATAGGTGTTGATGGTGCAGGTGCTGGACAACAGGACTCAAATTACCAAGCAGGTATATACCAGGCTACAACTGGAGCGACAAAAGAAGTCGTTTATGTTGATAGTAACTTTAAATTGTCTTCATCTAATTTAGGTATTACACAGTGGATTGAAGCGAATACTGATCTTACTGCTGCAGTTAATACTGGATATGTCGTCAATATTACTGTGCCAGGATTGCTTACTATAACTATTCCTACAACATCAATTCTAGGCGACGTGGTAGAAATAGCCGGTCTTACAGCTGGAATGTGGTCCATTGCTCAAAACGCATTACAAGTCATTCATTTCAGTGGCGTTGATACAACGGTTGGTGTTGGCGGCTCATTATCAGCTACAACACGCTATGACACTATCAAGCTATTGTGCGTAGTCGCGGATACTGAGTGGATTGTATTGGCAAGTTCAGGTGTCTTTAACCTAGTTTAATTTAAGGATTTACTATGGCAAAAGTTCAAGATTCAACAAATCTTTATACTCCTGATACTCTTATAGTTGATGCTAGCGGGCATAGTCCATTTACTACAATTACTAGTGCTCTTACAGCAGCAACAGACATGGGTTACACGGCTGTTAATATATATATTAGACCAGGTACATATACAGAAGATTTAACTCTTGTTGATTCATTCTCTTTAATTGGCTCTTATTATAAAGGAGTTATTATTAATGGTACTCATACTATTCCATTAGCTGGTGAGTTTAGAATGAAGAATATTTACTTTCAACAGTTAACACCTGCAACAGATATATTTATTGAATCAGGCGCAAGCTCATGTGGTTGCAGATTCAATAATTGTTATTTTTACCCTGATAGTGGCGCAAGCTTTAATCTTCCTACAAGCACA